TGTTGGGTGCAATATCAAAAAATTCAAAGAACGTACCAGTTGAGGATCCCAATCTTTCAAAATTACCAGATACAGAAGTTAATTTATATTCAACCTCATAGCTTTCTATGTAGACACCTAATGCTTCCCATTCTGGATTTGCTTGTGCTACCCAAGATAAAACAGCTTTAGCCTTAACACCTGAACCTGCTGTTGTTGACACTAAGGATTCTACTACTCCGCTTATGCCAGGTGCATTGACCGCAGGTAACGTAGTTGTGCCTTTTACATTAATTAAAACAGTTGTGTAGTTAGAAAAGAAACCACCTGTATTAACAGCTCTGATTGCAAATTGATAAACACCTGGATCTAGATTATCTATTGTAAATTGTCTGCCTGTTACCGTTCCTGCCTGTATATAAGTTTGACCACTGCGACCTTGTATATATGCCACTTCGTAATGTTTTAGATAAGGTGATAAAGATGCGGCCCAATTTACAGTAATTCTATTCGTAATTTTTGGATCATTAAACAGCAATATTTCTGTTGCAGTTGCGCTTCTAGGATCTGCAACTACATCTAGCGCAGGTAGGTCTGTATTTGGTGCAGTGTCAAAAGTTTTGGCTGTGCCTACTGTGTAAACGTCTGCATCGTATTCCCTTGCAACTATTCCAATTTCATCATTGTTTTCAATGCTAATCTGTATGACTCTAAATAATTTACCTGCGCCACTGTTTAGCGTTGACCATCCAGGAGCATCTAACTTGATGTAGATAACATCGCCAACCTCTGCTAACAACCCTTCTTGTGTGGTATTAAATTCAATAACTATGCCTTGTCTGCTTTGCTTTAGTACCTGCTCTGCAATCATTTGTGATTGATAGTAATCAGCAGTGAAGGGGAGTTCTATTTTTCTCTCTAGTAGCAAGCCGTTGTCTTGTGTTTTATATGTATCACTTTCTGAGTACACAAAATCAGATTGCCATTCATTCTCAGGATTAAAGAAGTTGGCTTGTACTCTGTTAGCTAAACTAGCTTTACCAGGTAACGTAATATTAAAATTAGGCATTACTGTAGATTCATCAAAAGTTAATGATGCTGATTCTGGCTTATCTATAATTAATTTATAAAAACCACCACTAAACACAAGCATACCCCTGCAAGATGTAAGCATCTTGTTAAGTATATCCATGCTTGTTTCACCAACCGTAACGACACCATTCATAGTGAATCTTTTTTGTGTGATGGTAGTGCCATCATCTTTAGTAATGGTTATTTTTTCATCACAATAGTTGGCCGCCGCTTCAAAGGACGTATTGCCAATTTGACTACTAGGAATACCCTTACCGTAAGTTGTGTTTAAAAGATAATCTCTTATGCAAAGGGCAGGGTTGTTACTGTATCTCTCTATAGAAAAAGCAGTCCCAGAATAAGTAGATCTAGTATCTTCAACTACTTTACCTAAAATATCAGCGTTTATAGTGGGTACACCAGATCCCCAAACTTCGCTACTTGCTTCTAGCGACACATATAAATAAGCGACACCACTTAGTTTATAACTAGAATCCCATGTAAAGGTTCCACCTCTATTAGCTACACTTATTATGTCTGCATCTGCCGCCTGTGTTGGTTCACCTCTGTGTACTGAAATAAATGCCTTACCTTTAAACCTGTCATCCATTTGCGGCCAGATTTCTACATTATTGGCATATACTTTTTTTATAGAACCTATTGGGCCTTCGCACAAAGCAATGACCATATTTAACCATTCGTTTTCCTGTATTTCTTCTACAGAATTTGGATCACCTGGTATTGGATAACCTGGCGATGTGCCTACAAATACTTGTACACCACCTACGCGCCTTGCACCGTATATAACAGGCAAAGGGGCAGAACTAGATCTGCTGTTGCTTAAAACAGTTGCGCCTTGTTGCGCTAGTCCAATTTCTGGGATCTTAAACAGGCTATTAACATAACTGCCTGCTGAGTAGAAGAACGCGGCGGCGGCTACATAACCTATGACCTGTTGGCCTACAATGCTTGCGCCTGCTACAAAAGCTAGTCTAGAAAAGAAACTAACTACACCTGCTACAAAATTGACTGCGGCAGGCATTAGTTAATCCTCAATGCCCAGTTATAAAAGCTAAAATCTTGTATTTTTATTAAAGATGTTTTGCCTTCTTCTGGTACTGATAAAACACTGGTTCCTGTGCATATATGCCCCATTTCATAACCCTTGCTGTGTACTATTAAGATATCACCTGTTCTAGCTAATTTTGGCGGTAGTCTTACTGCATCTAATTCTTCAATAATGCCATCTGTAAAAGTATATTTTTGTTTAGCATTAAATTTTATTGCGCCTGTCTTTGTTTTGTATTTACCGTAAATCATACTTAAAACATCTTTGCCCCATACCTGATCTAAATATTTAAGCACTAAGGTATTACAATCATTAGTACCCCATGCAAACGGTGTATCTAGTTCTTCTTGTACAAATGCTATGGTTTCTAGATCCTTCATTCTGGTACTACAAGCATATAGCCTGATCCTGGTCTAGCTACTGCAATGTCAATAGTGGTGTCTTTTTTACCACCTCTAGCCACACTTGTAGCTTTTACAGGTAGTTTTACATAAACATAAGCACCACCACCAATAGCAGTAGACGTAGCGGCTGTAGCTACGGTAACGGTAAAGCTGTTTGCATTTGGCACGCTTGCTACTGTGTGCGCTTTGTTAAGTGATGTAGAAGGTATGCCACCAACTGATGTACTGCCTGTTATAGAAACTGTATCGCCTACAGCTAAACCGTGAGCAGTGTGGTGAAAGGTGACGGTTGTACTTCCTGAAGTAGTTGCTACAAATGGGCTATTGGGTGAAAAGCCATCTATAGTAACCCCATCACCTCCACCGTAATCAACGGTACTAGTTACTGAATCAGTTACGGTTATATTTACTGCGTTATTGTCTTTTATTGATGCAATGGTTTTATTGCCATTGATACTAGAAGCGGCAACACCGCCAACAGCTACCGCACCTGCTATAGCTAATAAATCTCCTACATTAAATTCATGATCCGCTATATTAACTGTCACAGTATTAGCAACCGTAGTATCAGTTGATATAGGTGGTGCTGTAGTTTTAACTTCTTTTTCTATAGCAATTTTTGCTGTTCTAACACCATTACTTGCCACTTCTTTTACTTCGTAGGCTCTGTTGGTTAAATCTATTTCTGAAATGCCGCCAATGTCACCAGTATTAGTAAGTTTTATGTAATCTCCAACCTTGGTTGTTTCAGTAGGATCTAGCACCTCTAATAGATGTTGTTTATTTGTTGTGGTTTCTGTTTTTAACCCTGTGACAACAGGTGGCTCTTTATAGATGGTAAGACTTCTACCACCTGTAAAATTTTCTACAACAGTTACATCTTCATCTATATCAAAATAGAAAACATTGTCATCATCTACGGTGATTGTCTTTTCACCATTGATTGAAGATGCAGGCACTTCTGTTGTGCTTTCAGCACCGTCTATAACAACAGTACCGCCTGTCTCAAAACCGTGTTCTGCTATATTCATGTATATTCTGTCGCCTAGATCTGGATCTATTAGTATTGGATTGCCCCAGGGATTAGTAACCACTAACGATTCAGATCCTATACCGCCTGTATTTGAATATGATGCCCCTGTTAAGTCACCTGTTAAGGATCCTGCGCCTGCTACTCTGTTGCCTGCGTTAAACTCGGATCCCCAAACTATGTCTTTTATTATTTGTGAAGCGTATATAAAACCATTATCACCTGGATAATGTAGCTGTTGATTTTCGTGGTTTGTGTATCGTCCTGGTGTCTTCTCAAAATCTACAAATTGATTTGAAACAGTCACACCAATACTTGCCAGTCCTGTATCTGTGTCTTCTGTAATAATTGGATTATCCATNCTGCCATCAAAGATAATTACAGGATCCGCAATNAAAGCATTTGCCGTACTAATAAAAGCTTTTCTAATAACTACGCGCCTATCAACATAGTTCTCAGTCAAAAACAGATTGGTGTATTGTTGATCTACACCAGATAAGCCTAAAGTTATTTTTGATGCGTTTATAGCCGCCGATTCTTCTATTGGATCAAAGTTTAAAAAGAATCCTAAAGCTGTATATGTGTTACTGCTATAACTTACATCTCTAAAATTATCGGTAACATAATAAGTTGCACTGTCTAAATAAATCTCTATTAGATGTAAGGGGTGAGATTGATCTTTTTTAATCTCAGTTTGAAAGGCTGTAGTACTTCCTCTATTTGCCATCTATGTAACCTCAACAAGATCTATTTCATATTGATAGTAAGCAGAAGCATCGGTTGTGTATTGTCTAACGTCACTACCAAAAGCAACCTGGAAGGGAACAGATGCTATTGTTAATGTTTCGTTATCTGCAACAGCACTATCTAATCTAGGTGCAAAATTAATTGTTGCAACACCAGATCCGTTACTGCTCATGTCTGCTGTAGCCATATAAACTTTTGTATGGCCTGAGAATTTAAAGAAATCTCCAGATCTCAAAATATTAGATGTGCTTGCCGTTAAACCATCAACTGTACCTGTAGAAACTCCTGCCGCTAATGCCGCATTAACTACAGGTGTTTCACTTGAACTGCCCTTTGTTGTACCTATTGTTGTAGGCACCCAGGTGAAGGTTTCAAACTGTCCACGTTGTGCAATACTAAATGCAAATATAGGATCAAACTCTGCTCTAGCTAATGGTGGGAAACTACATTTAAACAACCATCTTTGTCCGCCCCTAGATCTAACCTGCCTACGTAAGTTATTAGCAACG